AATCGATGATGTCCGTCAATCACGGCGTACGTATTGTCCTTTTCCTGTGATACGAGCAGGGGCTTCATTTTTTTAGTCCATGTTCTTGCAATAGCCTTACAACGGCTTAATCTTATTTCACGTTGTGTCAATCGTAACTTATCTAAAGGAACCAACATACTTTTACCAAGAAGACCAAGTTTTTTCTGAAACACTTTCATTTCATGTATATCTTCAAATTGTGGCATTTTATGTCTAGGTAATAACTTTGTCAGACTTAATGGTTTTAACTTTTCACAGACATTGTTATTGCAGGCATTGTCGTATTTATGTCGCATACTATAGGTGTATTTTTCTTGGCAAAATCATGACCTATTTGTATGAGATTTATACGGGATGTTTCGTCTAAAAACACCTTTTCCCATAATGCGATATCAAGCGTGTCATTTGTATTGTAGATAAATAAAGTTCCCTTCATATTCTCTTTTGAAAGACGTCCAAAAGATTGTATGAGGATGTGATACATTAAATTAAAAGGAGAATCTAGTTTTAGTAAGGATGTATTGTTAATACACAATACAATGGTTTTATCATTTGGAGGTAAGGGACAATGCATTAATAATCCTCCATCAATGTAATATTCGTCGTTGTAGTGTATGGGTGGAAATAAAATAGGAACGGCAGATGACATTGAAATTGCCGTTAAAACGGGTAAATCTGGAAACGTGAGATGATTGATATCTACTGCTTCCACACGAGTCAATGCCGTCGTGAATAAATGTACATCGATGGAAGTTAGCTCAAACAATTCTTTCATCGTAATGTCCAAAGATACATTTTGATAATGAAATAAAGGTGCTAGTAATTCTTTTAAACAAGACGATTCCATAACACTATTGGTTTTCATCAATTGAAATACATCTAGTGTAAATAATTTATACAAGGGACGTTGAATGATATAGTCTATAATGACTTGGATAGGAATTTTTAAACACAACAATACTGCCAATATGGCACCTGCCGATGTACCACGAATACTTTGAATGGTGTCCATGGAAAAAAAAGACGTTTCCATTAAATGTTGAATCATTCCTATTTGAATTAACCCATTGGGTCCTGCCGAAGATATAACAATATGCTCCATATCTTAAATACAATATTATCTTCTACGACTTTTACGTTTACGTTTACGTTTTGTACCACCAAATCCAAAAAAACCAAAAGTACTTTTTGTACTTGATTCTCCTTTTAATTTGTTTTCGATATAAGTAATAATATCACTGTTGGGGTCTTTAAAAATATTTCTTAATACATTTACAATGGCAATCTGGTAAGTTGTGGTTGTATAATTACCTCTAGGATGCTTGGAAATAATATAATCAGATAATTTAGTCAAAATATGGTTTTCTATTTCAGTTTTTAGACCAATGGCTTTTGCTTTATCTTCAGATAAATTGGCTGGTAATCCTGATAAATCATACTTTGGATCAGGACGTCTGTCATCAGGATAACGTCTGTCATCAGGACGTCTGTCATCAGGACGTCTGTCATCAGGACGTCTGTCATCAGGACGTCTGTCATCAGGATAACGTCTGTCATCAGGATAACGTCTGTCATCAGGACGTCTGTCATCAGGACGTCTGTCATCAGGACGTGCTCTTTCTCTTTCTTGATTCCGATAAAAATCAATAATTGCTGCTTTTTTTCGTGTATATTCAGGATTATTAGTTTGTTGTAAAAATTGTAACTTAATATAATCATCAGGATTATCATTTTTGTACTTTTGTAGCCTTTCATTGTCTCTTTCTCTTTTACGTTCATCCTCTGAACGTTCCATACAATTAAGATATATTAATTTAGATTACTAAAGTATTTTCAAAAGTACATGTATTTAAATTTAAAAAGTAACAATAAAACATACTTTTATATCATGAGTACAAAATTAAATTTAGACGAGTTGTATGAAACAAAAAAGGAGGCTGATTTAGCCATTTTAAAAACGTACAATACCCTCTTAGAAAGAACCCATAAGCACATTAAAGTTGCCTCACGTCAAAAAATAGAGTGTTGTTGGTATGTGGTGCCTGAATTTTTATTAGGTGTTCCATTATACGACGTACGTTCCTGTATTGCTTATATTATTCATGAATTAGAAGAAAATGGATTTAATGTCAAATATACACACCCTAATCTTTTATTCATTTCATGGAATCATTGGATACCAGATTATGTAAGATTAGAATACAAACAACAAACGGGGATTGTGATTGATGGATTTGGCAAAGAAGTACGAAAAGAAGAAAAAGAAAAAGAAAAAAAATCAAATTTAAAATCTACATCCAGTTATAAACCAAGTGGGCTTATTTATAACGACGACTTTATAAAATTAATGTAACTCACTTTTTAAAAAAAAAGCAAATTCAATGGAGACTTGTTTAGAAAACAAATTAAATGGTTTTTCAAGATGAAATTGTACTCCATAAAAAGGGTAGTCTTTATATTCAATGATATTAATAAAATCATCTTGGGTCGAAACAATATTTAAATAAGGATAGTTTTCAATATCAAATCCAAACATATGATGTTGAACAATACAATTGGTGGTTTTCATTTTTCCAATCATTTTTTTAGAAAACCAATCTGTCATTTTAGTGGATTGAAAAAATTGTATCGGATATTCACCTTCTTTTTCGTGTTTTACTAGTTTCTTTGTATAACGCTTTCCGTTTTGAAATAAAACTAAAAATTCAAATCCCTGACACATTCCCCAAATTGGATAATGCCTACCGTTATCATTGTATTTTTTTGCAACTTCATAAGTAGTATATAAAGTATTAATATAAGTATCTCGTTGTGCTTTAGTATACCTACCATTTTCAATGTACCCCCCGGTCCATAGCACACCTTGTACGTTATCTAAACACTTTAATAAATCTTTTTTATTTATATCATAGGGAATACATACAGGAATAATACCAGCAGACTCAACCCAGTTTATATATGCTGTAGGAGTTCTTCTTTTATGGGGATGTACATAACTGGGCATTTCGATAATTGCAATCATATTATTATACTATATAAAATGTATGGACTATAAAGAACATAAAATCAAAATAAACTATCAAAGATTGCTGGAACGAAGTAAAGAAAATCAGTTACTGGTACCTTTACTTCAACACTATGAAACCTATTTCAAAGAACAAGAACAACGACAACAACAACTGTTAGATTTAACCGACTACATAAAAAGTATTTCTGATGTATCACCGTCTCAACTCAATCAACTTGAATATGAATACAACCGTATTATGAATTATCCCAATTGGAATCCATTGCATTAGGACTTGTTTCAATTGTTTCTCCAATATCGTGATATTCATCCAGCATGGTGGTATCTCCTATATGTTGCCCCATTGGATCTATTCCAGGATAAGAATTTGTATTATAGGGAGGGTCATTTCTAGTGGCATCTAGAAGTTGTTTAGGAGGCGGTTTTACATAATAAACTTCATCATTTTGAGTGGTGTACCCTTTTTTAAAATAGAGCAAGGGACACTGTATGCCTTGTGATTTTTGCCATTCTACAAATTCAGTATATTCATCTAAATTGTGAAATACAATTGGGTTTACGCCCGGTATATCTGCTAAATTTGTGTTTTTCAACCATATTTCATTTCCACGGTCAATAAGAATATTGGGACATCGAGGTGAAAATCCTTCTTGAATGGTATAAGACGATTGAGTCAAACAAAAATATAACCCTAGTAAAAATACAAAAAGAGCAAACCACAACATTAATAATAAAATATATTTAAATTCTGTGTAAAGCCACAATTTTGTGTGAGTAAGAATCTTGACCATTGAACTCATCTAAAAAAATTGAAATTTAATATAAAATATAATATTACAAATGAAAGTGTATCCAGAAACTCAAATACCAACTTATAAAACAACCAGAGTGGCAAATATGATACCCTTTTTGGTCGTGTTAATCATAGTTCTTGTTATATTTTGTATTTAATTGTAATTTAATTTTATATAATATTTTTTAAAAGGTATTAAAAAACAAATTAGAACTTATTTGCTATATATACTTATGTTGTCACTTGAAGACATTGTTGAAATGGACAACAAAAAAAACGAAAATCAACCTTGGAATAAATTGAATAAATCACTTAAATTAAAACGACTTATGGATTATGTGGCTGTCATAAAAGAAAAAGACGCCCTTGATGAAGAACAGACAAGTCAATTAAAAAAGATGCTGCAAGATAAATTAGACCGTAAATGTTTGCAAAGAACCAAAGATGTCATCTATAATTCTGTTGAGGAATGCATTGAAGACATACCTGCCTTAGTTTGCATTCAACGTAAATATACCTTACGAACAGATGCTGTATCACCTTTACAATCACTTGCCCCTAAAAATAAAACAATTAAAAAAATATCTTAAACCTATTTTTATAATATAATTTGATGGAAGAAACAGCGCTTGATTTAATGCGTGAATACTGTCAAGACCATCTTGACATTATGCACAAAGACTCTTTTACGATTGATATGATACATGAAGTGCGTGCTGTATTAGATATACAATTTGGAAGTGTAGATGAAACCAGTTTGCTTAAGGCTATCGTATGGTTGCCATGTGGTAGAACAAGCTATCATTGTCCGCAAATGACAAATGTGGCTGAGCGGATTGATAAGATACGTAAAAAACCTCAACCCCAACAACGAACACAAGAATGGTATGAATACCGTCATACTTTACTTACGGCAAGTGTCGCCTACAAAGCCTTGGGTACAGATGCCAAAATAAGAGAATTATTAAAACGAAAAGAAACTCCTATTGTCATTCACGAGCATGTATGCACAGAAGGACCGTTACATTGGGGAGTTAAATATGAACATGTTTCCATTCAATATTATGAATACATGTATCAAACAAAAGTAGAAGAGTTTGGGTGCGTAACGCATGATACTTATTCTTTTTTAGGAGCTTCTCCTGATGGAATTAATGTAAGTGAGGGACCCTTACATGGACGCATGCTTGAAGTTAAAAACCCTTTTACTCGTGAAATTACCGGAATTCCCAAAGAAGAATATTGGGTGCAATGTCAAATGCAAATGGAAGTATGTGATTTGGACACATGTGATTTTTTAGAAACTAAATTTGTAGAATATGAATCGGAAGAATTATTTCGAGCAGATGGTACGTTTCAACGGAGCCAAGATGGAAAAGTAAAGGGTATTTATTTACAATTTTTTACAAATAAAGTACATTATGAATATGCACCTTTTCAGTGCACAGAACAAGAGTACGAAGAATGGGAAAGTCATCAATTAGATGGTCGTACATGGATTGCGACTCATTATTGGAAATTGGAGGACGTCTCGTGTGTTCTTATACGAAGACAGCCAGAATGGTTTAAACTTGTATTACCTAAATTTATTAATATAAAAAATTGATTTTAACAAATAATACTTGATTATAACAATGAACGAATCTACTATTCTAGGAATTCAGTTCAGTATTATGTCACCGGAAGACATCCGTAAATCTTCCGTTGCTGAAATTACAAACAAGGATACCTATGTTAATAATAAAGCGGTCGTGAATGGAATGTTTGATACACGTATGGGTGTTCTTGACCCTGGAATCATTTGTCCAACAGATGGAATGGATTATATACAATCGCCTGGTTATTTTGGACATCTTGAATTAGCCAAACCGGTCTTTTACATCCAATATTTAGATACAATTGTAGGTATCATTCAATGTATTTGCATTAAATGTAGCAAGTTGTTGATTGACAAGAAAAAATATTCCCATTTACTCTCTTTATCCAATGAACGACGATGGAAGCAAGTTCATACCATATGTCATAAAATTACACGGTGTGGTGAGTCCAATGAACATGGGTGTGGGTGCAAGCAACCTACCAAATACAAACAAGAAGGATTTGCAACTGTATTAGCGGAATGGAAAATGGCCGAAAATGTAACTTTAAAAATTACACCTGAAATGTTTATTAAAATATTTCGACGTATATCGGATGAAGACATTGGATTTATGGGATTTAGTCCTATTTGGTCAAGACCCGAATGGATGATATGTCAAGTGTTGGCCGTACCACCACCATCCGTTCGTCCTTCGGTCAAATACGAATCTTCTCAACGAAGCGAGGACGATTTAACGTACATCTTAATTCAAATTGTGCGTATGAACAAAATTTTAAAAGATAAAATTAGTCAAAATGCCAATGCACAAGTGTTGGAAGACCACCACACCATGTTACAATACTTTATTGCGACCATGATTGATAATAAAATCCCCAATGCAAAACCAGCTGCACAAAGGTCAGGCCGTGCATTCAAATCGATTAAAGATAGGTTGAACGGAAAAACGGGACGAGTTCGTGGAAATTTAATGGGAAAGCGTGTAGATTTTAGTGCACGGTCTGTGATTACTCCTGACCCCAATTTATCGATACGAGAATTAGGCGTGCCTTTGAAAATTGCTCAAAATATAACAAAACCAGTTACAGTAAATTCACTTAACATTGCCATGCTAACCACCTTATTACAAAATGGTCCCGATGTCTATCCAGGTGCAAAATTACTGGAACGGGTTAACGATGGACGCTCCATTCACATCTCACTTAAATATGCCGACCGTGAATCCATTCAATTAAAAGAAGGAGATATTCTGCATCGCCACATGTTAGACGGAGACGCCATTCTCTTTAATCGACAACCGACGTTGCATCGCATGAGTATGATGGGTCATATTGTTCGAGTCATGAAAAAAGGAAATACCTTTCGAATGAATGTGGGTGATACAAAACCGTACAATGCAGATTTTGACGGTGATGAAATGAATCTACACATGCCTCAAAGTTTAGAAGCAGAAACAGAACTGAAACATTTGGCTGCCGTTCAAAATCAAATTATCAGTCCTGCGTCAAATCAATCTATCATTGGTATCTTTCAAGATTCTCTTCTTGGAGCATTCCAATTTACACGAGACAGGGACAATCTTGGAAATTTGATGCATTTTGACCCTTTAACCGCCATGAATCTTGTGGTTCAATTGACCAACGTAGATGAACGAGTCTTTCAACAATCCCATATTTCCAACATGAATATATTATCATTCATTTTACCACCCATGTCCAGTTACCAAAAAAATAAATTATACAAAGAAGGAGACCCTGCTACATCCAACAATATCATTGAGATTGTAAATGGTGAATATAAACGAGGACGATTAGATAAAAACGTATTGGGCGCTACAACCAAAGGATTGATTCAACGCATCTTTAACGATTTTGGCACACGAGCATCTGCCGATTTTATCGATAACATTCAATTCATTGTCAATGAATACATGAAACTAAGTTCGTACAGTGTTGGCATTCAAGATTTAATGACACCGATTGAAACTCAAGATAAAATCAAAGAAGCCATCAAAGAGAAACACAATGCAGTCAATGTGTTATTAACTCAAACAAAATTTGGCAATTTTATCAATGAAACTGGTAAATCAAATATGGAAGAACTCGAATCTAAGATTAATATTCTTTTGGGAGAAGCCAATACGATGGCTGGTAAAATCGGCAAAGACGCTTTATCGCCCACCAATCGTTTTGCCTTGATGGTTCAAGCTGGTTCCAAAGGATCCGATATTAACATTTCACAAATGGTATCCTGTCTAGGACAACAACAAGTGGAAGGTAAACGTATCCCGTACGGGTTTGAACATCGCACCCTTCCTCATTTTACCAAGTATGACGACTCTTCTCCTGCAAGAGGATTTGTATCTTCATCGTTTATTGGTGGATTAAATCCATTCGAGTTATTCTTTCATGCACAAGGAGGTCGTATTGGTTTAATTGATACTGCTGTAAAGACTGCCACCACTGGATATATTCAACGACGGTTGATAAAATCCATGGAGGATTGTATGAGTGTCTATGACGGGACGGTTCGTAACAACAAAAATAAAATTATTCAGTTTTCTTACGGGGAAGACAATATTGACCCCGGAAGAGTAGAAGCGTTTCATCTTCCGTTGTGTGAAATGAAATTAGAACAAATTTATAATCATTACAATGTGAATGATAGTACATTTTATTCCAAAGAAGCAACCAAGCGATTCAAAGACCAACAATCGCAGTGCAAAGAACGGTGTAAATTTTGGATTGACTTTATGATTGATGTTCGAAGTACCTTGAATAAAAACGTGTTTGATTCTAAAAACGATTATAAAATTCATTCTCCTGTTGGCATTCCGTATTTAATTGGACATTTTACAAATCAATTCTTGCTATCCGCCGACGTTCTCATTGACATTACACCGTTTGAAATGTTTGTCTTGTTAGACCAATTCTATGCCAAGTTGGAGGGTCTTGGGTTTTACAAGCCAAGTTTATTATTTAAAGTGGTCTATTATTACTGTTTAAGTCCACGAGAACTACTCAAAAAACATTTTACTAAATCTGCTTTACTTACTTTGCTAGAACAAATCGTGCAACATTATAAAAAGACCATCATACAACCAGGTGAAATGGTAGGTATCATTGCTGCACAATCTATTGGCGAACCTACCACTCAAATGACCTTAAACACATTCCACTTTGCTGGTGTAGCAAGTAAATCCAATGTAACACGTGGTGTGCCACGAATTGAAGAAATTCTATCTTTGTCTGCCAATCCTAAAAACCCATCCGTTACCATTTATTTAAAAGAAGTGGATGAAATACGTCGTGAGCGAGCACACCATTTCATGAATATCATTGAACATACAAAATTATCAGATGTCATTAAAAAGATTGAAATTATATTTGACCCTACCAATGAAGCCGTACCCAAAGACCGCATGTTTATTCGTCGCAATGAAGAATTTGATGAATTACTTGCAGATTGTGTTTCGGTGGAACACCCTATCGATACGCCTTGGATTATACGTATGGTATTGAATGAAGAAGAAATGCTACGTAAAAGAATCACCATGGATGACGTAAATTTATCCATTAAACAAAACAATGATATGATACAATGCATTTATTCCGATTACAATGAAGACGAACTGGTGTTCCGCATCCGACCAATTGATCCTAAATTACTGAAAAAGAAAAACATTAGTGTGTTTTACGACATGGACTATGTGTATAACCTAAAAGAAGTACAGACAAGACTCATGAACATTGTATTGCGTGGAGTCAAAAATATACCCAAAGTGAACATTCGTGTTGTTAAAAATAATGTTACTTGGGTCAAGGGAAATTATGAATCCAAAGAAATATGGGTGCTTGATACTATAGGTACAAATTTATTAGATATACTTGGATTTGAAGGAATTGATACAACACGAACATTTAGCAATGACATTAAAGAAATGGAAAATGTACTGGGAGTTGAAGCGGCACGAGAAAGTATTTTGTCAGAACTTACTGAAGTCATTGAATTTGATGGAGCCTACATTAACGACCATCACAAAACGTTACTGGCTGACCGCATGACATCCACCACACCCATGACGTCTATCTTCAGACACGGTGTAAACAAAGACGATATTGGACCCATTGCAAAAGCATCTTTTGAAGAAACTCCTGAAATGTTTTTACAGGCGGCAAGACATGCTGAAGTCGATAACATGCGAGGCGTATCTGCCAATGTCATGTGTGGTCAGGAAGGATATTATGGAACAAGTTCGTTTAATATTTTGCTGGATTTACATAAATTAGAATCCATCGTACCCAAAAAGATTGAGCATCGCAAAGAAGTTGTCTTTGAAAGTCATATGTGTGACACCATTAAAATACATAATAATCTAGGGTCAATTGCTGAAACAATTCAAGATACAGAAACGGATTATACGATTTCTTTATTTTAGAAATGAATAGTATGAAAGGAGGAACGGTTTACTCTAATGGACATGAATTTTACGCATTAGATAATGCAGATGAATACAATCGTTTAGAAGCAGCATTGTTAAATTTTTTACATGACACATCAGAAACCGCAAGAAATTTTCTTGATGGAATATTAAAGAAACCCGGACAATTGTTTGATTCAAATTTCTTATATAGAAATCATGATGTAATACAAAATATATTTCATGAATTAAATCCTCAGCAACAAGCAACATTTATAGACATGTTACAAAATATTGTTGCCGGTAGATTGAACACAAGACATGGTGTGTTGGATACAGGACATGCAGACCAAGTTATTCTTATGAATAATATATTAATTCTTTTTGGATATGATAGGATTAATTCACCATTATTAATTCATTCTAGTATACCACAAGGCCGTCTAAGAGCAACAATTCTTGCTGAACAAGATGAAGTTGAACAGGAGGTAGTAAGACAGATAAGAAAAAGAAGGATTCAGGGTGTGGGAAGGGATGCTGCAAGAAAACAAAGAATGAGGGAGGTTGCAAGGGATGCTGCAATTGAGGGATTAAGACGAAATGTACTAAGAGGAATAATAAGAACAAGGGCTGCAAGGAATGCACATATGCCACGTACTCCACCAACCAGAAAACGAAAAAGAAGATAAATTGAAATGAAGCATTTAAATTCAAAATACAAAACATATCAAGTTTTGTAACAATTGAGTTTTAAATCTTTTTAATTGTCATGCCATTTACCATAATGTTAAGATATTTTACTGGGTGAATTTGAATTCTGAATTTTACAAATATAACGATTCTTCATATGTATAGAAAACAAATTGAAATGAAAAAAAATAGATAAGATTACACCATGGACATACGCATACAAACACGCTATGAATCTTTTCTACAAAATGTTCCATGTATTGAAGATTATTTTCAGATTACGCATTCAAAATATAAACTAGTACAATATACCATTCGTGAGTATATCTTTACCATACATAAGGAACATAGCTATTCGGTTGGAATTGATTTACCAACAGAATTACGTGTTTATATTCATACGTTTCTGTATGAATATAAAGTGGTCTCCTACAAAATAACCATACCTTCCGATTATCCGTTCAAAGCACCTATATGGTCAATGAATACTATATCTACTAATATGCCTACAAAACGGGATAAACTTGCAGTGTATTATCAAAATCATAGGTATAGCGTATCTTGGTCACCCGTCATTACATTTGAAAAAGATATATTAAACATGATTGATTCGTATGAAACATGCCTTGAACATTGCAACACCAACGGACAAATATACAAAAATTTTTAATTTCAATACAGTACAATATAATGTAATATATGCCACGAAAAATAGGTGTAAAAATACATCCATCTGATAAAAAATCTAAATAAAACAAAAAGAACAAGTTTAGGAAAGTTAAAACCTTCTAAAACACCTCGTAAAACACATATTCTCCAGACCAACACATTAATTCTTTTTTGGTAATGATACCAAAAAAATCAATTTTAAAATCTTGATTTAAACCATATTTTTTTTGCGGGTACGAGTATTTTTATAAAAATACAAACAAAAGTAACAATCAATATAAACATATACAAATAATAATTGCTTGTTTGTAAAACTTGAATATTAGGGTCACAAGAGACGTTTACATTAATATCTTCATGATTTAAATGGTAGATTTTTCTTCCAGGTTCATAGGTTATATATTTATCTTTTTTTTTCCATGGTTCAATGTCAATCAAAGCTACTTTGTATTGCAAATCATTAAATACTAAAAAATAATGAATAAAATTAATTACATTTATCAGTCCAGGAAATTTAGAAAGTTCAATAGACAAAGGGGTCACAATGTGTTTCATCAATGAATGATTGGACGATTGGACCACTACTAATTTTGAAGAATGTTCTTCATAAGTAGATAGATTTATCTGGAAATATCTCAAATACTTGAAGCAATCTTCGATGTTCATGTTTGTTATAGTTGATTCCTCTATGATGTAGAGTTGCATGAAAAATAAGAATATCTCTTCTATGAATGGTAAGAATTTTCTTTTTCTGATAAGACACCATAGACAAATCCTTGTTTTTACGGTGACTTCCTGGTATAACTTCTAACTGTGCATCATCAAAATAACATAATGCAGTATAAATGGGTATTATATCATGTTTGGAATGATTGTATACATCTCCATGAAAAGTTGCTGCGTTGCATTGTTTTTATCGCTGTACCTAAATTTTCCATAGATAGGTGAATGTATACCTTTGACGTTTTCTTGTAGTGTCGGTAAAAAAATAGTGTCTATGAAATGTTTCATGATTAAATAATCAACTTTATTTTTCACGCAAGATAATCCATACTGAAGAGATTCTTCAGATAGTATATTTCTTATCAAGAGATAACCATTTGTTTCATTTCACTAGAATATAATTCCATATTAGTTATTCTTATTTTAATTTCCAGATTTGTCTCTATTTTTTTTATAAAATTTAAAAGTTGGTGTACCGATGTAATTTAAAATGTACCGTTCAATTGCCATTTCAGGTAATGGTAATTGCATCAACATTTTTTTAAGCTTACTACGAATGTTCTGACACAATTTTGTATGATGAAGAATAGTGGTTCGAAACGCAACTTTGTTCATGATTTACTATGTGTTGAATGTATCATTTCAATTTTTAAGAGTCATAATTTTCCAACGTTCTAGCACTACAGTCTAACGATGCACTATATTTTGGCATCCAGTATAGTGAAGAAACCTATACCCAACTTGGATATTTATCTAGAGAATCAAACAAATACATTTTATTTGGAAAACCTGCCCATTATCGACGAGACAAATGGTATTATACCATGATTGATAATATTAAATTACCAATTGAAATTAATAAACGTAAATGTACTGCGTCTCCTGGTTGTGACTCCGTTTCAACAAAAGATACTGTTATGGTAGATGGTCAACCTTATATTGTAACTTTATATGATTCTTATTTATAATATTGGTAAATAGTATGGCATCTTTAGGCGTAAACACGTTACAAACAAGATGTAGTGGTGAATGTTTAATTACTTTGAAAGATACGAGTAAAGCAGGTGATAAAGCAATACGCATGTCAGACCTACGATGTTACTATATCGATGCAATTAGTGGTTATATCAAAAGTTTGATACTAAGAGGCAGGGATATAGGTCATCCTAATTTTTTATTACCTACAAGGTCACCTATTACTGCGATAGATTTACAAATGCTTGGTATAAATCCTGCTGAGGTTAGAGCAAGGAATCGTCCGCCTTTGCCAGTATTTCCACCGATGCCTCCAATGCCAGGTCCAATGCCAAACAACTTTTTTTATAATGGGTGGAACCCACCTCCAGTTCTTGTAAATGGTGTTTTAGTACCCAGCGCTCGTATTGCTCCTCCTCCTCCAAGACCTCCGGGAATGTTTGACCCTAATAGACTCTATATCCCAGATGGATATTTTGATAGATACAATATCCCAGATGCAATGGCACTGCGTAAACGACCAACCAAACGTAAAAGGTCAACACATATAAGAAAGTCAAAACGTAAATATATCAAGAAATAATATGCCAAAGTGTTCACGAAAATCACGTGAATATCGTAGTAATTTAGAACAGAAATGTACTAAAATCTGTGTTAAACACGGGAAAATTCTAACAAAAATAATATACTAATATACCAATACTTTGTAATAATTTTATACCATAATTATTTTCACAGTCTCTATGACAAAATCTATGTATGGTCCATGACAAATATATAAAAGGTAATTAATAGGGATAGTTCACAAACATTTTCCTATTTACAAGGAATAACATACCAAAAATGATAGTTGTTAATGTACCTGATACAATAATATTATCGAAAAAGGAATATGAAAATATATTTCTTGATACTAGATAAAAATGTACTCGTGCAATAATCTAAATAGGTATCTTCAAACCAATGAAAAAAAACAGTTGTCCAATCTGCCAAAATCCTAGTATGATTTGTAATCCTACTTTCATAAGATACAACTAGATTAAAATTGAAACACGTTTATCTACTTTGAGAATTAAAAAATGCAACTTCCCGACGATGTCCTTTCTATCATTTCTGCTTTTTCAAAACCGTTGCCAAGAACAAAAATAAGTTCTCATTGGTCAACACAAACACTTGAAGAAATGATTGCAGAAATTATGTATAAATATGAACGGTATATAAAGCAATGCGATAAACGACCCTATACCTTGGTGCATTCCCACAACTCACGCCAATGGAAGATTCACGCATGGATTAATGGCAAAATACACTCCATTCTCTATTTTACGATAAAAGATATTTATGCATGGGATGGAAAAAGTTTTCAATGTCCATCCGTTCAACAGGATTGGCCTACGTTACGATTGACAGGAAAAATATTGACATATGCGGGTAATCGACTTATAAAATCGGAACCAACGTTTTACTATTCTACTTATAAAATTTATGTGTAATGCATAATATTTTTTATCACATTAATATATGGCTGCTGAGGAATTGACTCAAGAAGGACCCGTACGTTATGATAACTGGTTGTTGTGGCCTGACGACGATGACCATAGGATACGTATGGAAAACGATACGTCTTTCAAGCATAATCCTTTAGCGAGAAGTCGTATGGAACACGATATGTTTAGGCGTTTTAATCGTAATCTTTTAAGGAGTACCCCAACTTTACGAAGTATTCCAAGATTTGTAGCAACACATATGGATGGTTCTCAAGGTAGTTTTAACAATGGACATATGTTAAGAGGACACTTAAAACAGTTTTTAACATTACAATATGGTCATACTTATAGAATTTATATACGGAATGAAAGTCCTTATTGCAGAGGATTGCCTAGTAGTATTCGCTATTATATTAATGCTGTGTTTGTTCATTATGTCTATAGAAATAGTGTACCCCATGCAAAAATGTTTGTAGTTGAAACCAATTTACCCATGACGTCCTCATGGTTACCTAGACGTATTATTGGTGTAAATGAATTACATATATTTGACATTAGAGATTTTTCTGATTGGTATGCCCCCGCTGATATAACACCTCCAGATAGTCTTGCACAATTTAAGCAAATGCGCATGGATTCATCCGGTGCCGTAAACAAGATGGTAATGGATGCGATTTCTAACGAAAGAACATCAACCAACACATATTTTCCAGTACCCCACTATTTACATCGTTTGACAAATTTTGGTGGTAAAAAAAGTAAAACACGTAAACGTAAACGATAATTGTCAGATATAATTCAACTAAGTTATTTTTCACCGAGGAATCCTAGTGAAACTATGTACTTCAAAAAATATTTTTATGATGTTACCCAAGGCGACATGATTATGTTAGCCACACTACATAAACGTATTAATGTATTAACATGTACAAAAGAAGAATTATTAGATTTTTTATATACACACGAATTATTATTATCTACACCTCAAACCCCTCAACAATTTTCTTCAACGTTAGACTCTTATTGTACGTTAGACTCTTATTTTGAAGCTAGAGAAACATGTAAAACATATGTTAACACAGATATGATAAAATTTTTAATAGATATTATGACAAAATTTTTTAAAATTACGAAAATAAACATAATTGAACGTTCAGCTACAATGAACGATAATGGATTCACTGATCGAGTTAATTATATTATTCAGCAACTTCCTCTTCCATCTGTTCCTGATACCAGAATGTCAATTGGTTTTTTTTGTCACGGATATATTGGTACAAAAATTCTTCCTGTTCCTGATAATGTTGAAATAAGAAAACAAAATGTATCTGCTTATGGTTGTATAACAATTTCTCAGTTTAAAATTGGATGGAGTGCAATTAATACAGCTATAAAATCCTTAGTAAACGTTTCATGTGTAAATCAAGAAAAATATTTAGAACATTCTAAACATCTAAAAGATGATGAGGATTCGGTGTTTCATAGTGAAGAAGGAACATGTAGACTATTTGAAGGACCAGAACCATTTGTTAAAAAATATTATTCTGAAGGCACAATAGTGTTTGCCATGATTAAAGATGGTCATTTTAAATGTCTTGATTTATATAATTGTTCAGAAGATAGTTTCAATGATTTTTTTTCAGTAGATGATAGTATTAATATTAATATTAATGTTATACAACAATTTAAAGAAATTACAACTACTGAAATTTTTTATTTAATAAAATGTGCAAATGTCAGATTAGGTATTACAGAGGTACATATATATGATAAATCATGTAATGTGATTTTAGCTGGTCCTGATGAACCTAACAAATATGGATATAAAGTTGAGTTTGATCCTGATACTACTGTTAAATTTGGAGGAAAGAAATGCAAAACGAAAAGACGCAAAACGAAATGCAAGAGACGCAAAACGAAACGATGAATTTAAAAATAAAACTTAAACATTAATATACAATGAAAAAAAGTTTTATTCATACAAGGTATGAAAAGTCGTAGACGTAAAATCAAAAGGTCTCGTACAAAAATTCGGGCGGGTTCAAGTGAATCCATCATGCCATTGCATATCGATAACGATGTAGTGTTAACAACAAACCACATTTACAAGATATTCATAAATCCAGTAAGTGACTATGTTGAAGATGATAGTGAACCATGGTATATAGAGGCAGAGTTTATTGAGTATACCAATAAAGGATTACGTATGGTTGTCCATAAAACCAATATACCGAGTGTATCCTCGCATATCGTATTGCCTACGAGCGATATTTTGGGTCATCCAATCGATATTACACCAGCAACTCATCGCCAACATTATGTCAACACGTACTTGAATAAAGCTATTTTTTTAAATACAAGAAGCTTATTTCAAGTATCCATTCATAAAGACCAACTCGATAATTATACACAAATTACGCCCGACACACGTATTGAATGTTTTATTCAAACACTGTTCGCATTAGGATTACGAGACCTACGAGAAGCAAAAAAGGATGTAGACCTATTAAAAACAATGAAAAAAGGAACCCCCTGGCATGAAGCCGATAAATATATTCAGACTATTTTTGGATTAAAAGATGGCCAAATCGGACATTTTGGATACAGACAAACCTTTCATGATAATGAGGACTTTTCAACTCACGTATCTCGACTACTACAACATGAGTTAGATAATAATTATGCAACGATTATACCCATTGCAATTCGTAGTCCTACTCATACATGGTTTCATTTTGTCATTGCGTATAAATACGAGGATGTACTTTATTTTTTTGACCCTCAAACTAAGATTACAAGCACCAATGCGGCTGATTTATCTCTTTATACTATTTTTAAATTTGGATTTTTTACTACAAAAGGTGTAGACCAACTTACACCTTTACAAACGAATACATGTTCTATAAAGTTTAAAGGTTAAAATGTTACCTTCGAAAACGGCGTGTCCTGCGTTTTCCACCGGTAGTCCAGGAGTTTTATTTCGTAGTTCATTCATTTTGTCTTTCTTTGCGTCAATAAAAAAGCCTCAACTCTTTTTGTGACGGGGGAAATGGTTCGTCAATTAAAATATTAATGCATATGTTTTAGCCTCAAGTTCTATCTTGCAATTAAGATTAGTGCAATCTTTACTCACTATACAGTAAAAAATTACTTTGTGGATGTGACCCTAACAGGTCTAGGGTATAACCTAACAGAGTGTCCGTGTAGGGTACTCTATAGGGTTGAACCGAGAAATGAAGGCGGAAACTAAAAATGAGGGAGTATGATATGCTATACTTTTCATACTTGTTTTCGTATTGGATTGTGGTGTGGTATGTACTCTACATGGTAGGTATGATTCCGTACAATCCTAAATTTGCATTAACGGTTGGTTTGCTTGAAAATGTTATTCTATTATTTACAATGATATATTATAAAAATAAATGGGTTAATATAGTGTTATTTTGTACGGTAGGTTTGTTTATGAAAGTGATTCCTTTATGGACGTTACGTCATACGGTGTATACGAAGCAGCAAGTTCTGGCAACGTTAGTGTTGTTCATGGTGTATGCAAGTTACTTAGTTCTGAATGGTAAAAATGTAATTTCAATCTTGAAGAAAAATTACCAAGCTGTTCAACAGGGTACCTTTATTGGTCCCATGAGTTTACTACTAAAAAGGGGACAACGCCCTAGGCACGCCTCTTACCATACTAGCATCATCTCTTCAAGTACGGCTCGATGATGTCTGACCCACTCGTAGAATTCTTGCGACACAGGAAACATGGTTTGTGTTTTTATGGTTTTTTAAGTTTCAATTTAAAATAAATCCGTTAATCCCAAAGTTGGTTCAGATTCATGATAGTGCGATAGTGTTGCGCCGTCGATGTTCCAGATACCCCCACGCATCGTGTACGGCGTCAATCGACGAGGCAACGATATGTACTGGCAAGTGTTTGTGTGCAAGACTCCGGAGCAGCGCCGAATCGAGCAAGACAAGTTGAAGAAGCCCAAGGTACGCATCGTCATGTAAATCACAAAAAAACGGGTCAGGCGGACCACGTTTTTTTAACGGATTTATTCAAAATTGAATTACAATTTGTGATTCCTTATGCACACGCTCAAAATGGATTTTATCGCTATCATTTCGCTAACGCCGGACGTCCAGTCCGTGAATCCCCGATTAAAACCCATGTATTTATCACGGATTGAAAATGCAATACGGTTGGCCTCGACGCCCCACAAAGACATTTCCGCCAATACCGTCCAGGTTCGATACTTTCGTGTAACGAAAGCCCACTACGTTCATTACAATTATATGGCTAATTTCCCAAACTCCCTTGCCGAAATAGAAGACTACACTCAAAATACCCCATAAAAACAAAAAAACGGGTCGGCGGACCATGTTTTTTTTGTGTTTTGCTCCATCTTATTTCCATCACATTGGAGATTAATCGTTTGTCAAATCTTTTTGGAGGTGTCGATGATTATGTGCATAACAAAAGAACTTGTATTTTTTATAAAGGAACAGTTGTAATGTTTATATTAAAATAATATAAAGAATACAAGTATTATTTATACATGACCTCACGTGACATTGGAATGGTAAAATGGTTTAACAATAAAACGGGTTATGGTTTTATTACTTCGAATGATGAAGACATCTTTGTACATCATCAACAATTGTCTGTATCTCAAAATCAGTACAAGTATTTGGTGCAAGGAGAATACGTTGAGTTTCAAAAAAAGATTTTGATGGAGGGAAAGCATAAGACGATGGCGACGGATGTTACTGGTGTGAACCGAGGACCATTGATGTGCGAGACCCGTCAGAAGATGCGTGACCAAACGGAAGAAAGTTAAAGTTACATTCATCCCATACAATAGCTAATTCATTCATAATTGTTCGATAGTGAAACATGCATACACATGCATCTTTTTCTAGTTTTATACTATACCACCAATAGGCCGGTATAAATAATAAGTTGTCTTTTGTCATTGTAACATCTAAAAATTTAACTTTTGTATTTTTCCATGGATTAACAGTATGACTTAGAAATTTCTTATTTCTAGGAGGAGACATTTTTACCTGTATACTACCGTGAATGACTAGAATGTAATTTCGGTATAATTTTTTAAATTGCAAGGGCAATACGTATTGGTCGCTTCCCATGCATATATCGTAAGAGGAAGACAATGTCATGGGAGGTCGTAACAGACTATCTGTGGTTTTATAATAATTAAATAACAAGGTATCTTTTAAAAACGTTTCGTTGTGAAACATGGCATGGTTTTCTAACTTGAGTGCTTTTTTTAAAGTCATTGTGGATTTAGAGTAAGATTCATCATAGACGTCTACTTTAAATTTTTTATACTCTTTATAGGTAAGCACTTGTCCTATAGACGCATCTTCGTAGATAAACAGTATGGGTTGTTTCATATCACACGCTTGTTCTAGTTTTATTTTTTCTGGAAACTCCATTTCATAGACAATCAATTCATTGCTTGTTTTTAACTGAAACGAAATATGAAGACCCATTAAACATAACACTATTAGAATGATTAACATATTTCACCTACTACACTACGTTTTAAATCGTTTTCATAGTGTAGACATCCGTGTCGGTATAAACTTTTATGATGTAAAATGCTAGAATACACGGGATATTTTTGTTTCATGATAAGATTGGCTTTGATTTTCCAAATCAAATCTGAATCAAAGTTAATTTTATAACATAGATTGTCTTGAAGTAACATCATGTCATTGGGGTCATTTACATACTCTATAATTTTACGTATCAGTTCAAGCATCATTAAGTATAAGTTTAAATTAGTGTTTATACGAATCCATAGTATATAAAGAAACTTTAACATATTACAAATCTAGTATTTCAATTAGAAACAAATAGGTCATGATTATATTTAGGTGTATTTGAACCAACATTTCAAAGGAAGGTTTAATTGCATCTTTAAAAACTGGAATATTTTATTGTAATATTTATGAAGATGGTATAAGATTTATGGAGAAATACAACTTCCTAAGACCTAAGTAGATTTCTTATGTTTTTTTAACAATTCTTCATTAAAATATAAAACATATATCTGATTTATAATACTTATAAAGAAATAACCATTATTCATAAGAGATAGTAAAATTGCAGAATCAAGTATATTAGAAAATTCTTCGTTACTAAAAGATTTCAAAAAAGTCATTCCTAAAATCATAATCCATAAAAATATAAAACTTGTAATCCTTGTTAATAATTTTGTTAATGAAACTTCTAGCTCTTCTGTAGAAATATTTGCAAGTTTAAATGTCTTTTCATTAGGAAGAATTCCGAAAAATTTAAATAAATCATGAATGGGACCATTCAATTCAAAACAAAATAATTCTGTTATAGGTGCACATATACAATATAATAAAAAACATGGAATTAAATATATAATTTTTAAATCAGAAAGATAATTTCTACTAAAAAGAATGGAAATACCAACACCAATTATTGATAAAACTAGCGAGAATAAATAGGGATCTTGCGTAAATGCAACCCAGTCAACAAGAGGTAAAAATGTCCATACAAACAAAATCCAAAAAATATCGTATTTATTTTTAGAATATGTATACATATAATAAAAAATAATTAAGGTCCATCCCGTTTTTATTGTTTCCATAATACGTTCATTTTTTACTAAATACAACTCCTCTAAGTCATCATAAATTTTTCCAATTCCTCCAATTAAAAAAAATGAATAAAAATATTTTGATAACTCCATTATATTGAAAAATATTAAATTATCATAATTATACCGTATGCATTAACATAATTTAATTTCTCCAAGATTTGCTTAACAGAGTTTATTTGAAATATAAGCGTGTGTTACATTTAAATTAAACACTAAATGGCAAAACACTGAATCGGAATGAAAACATTCTTCAGGAAATTTTACTTGTTCTAAAATAGTATCTTTAACAGTAACCTGACTACGATGAATTTTAAAAATGTCTTCATTTTTATCTACGTGAGTAATACCTCCGTCTTTTTGAATTAAGGTATTCGTATCTATTTGTATAGTATCAATTGGTTCCATTGGTTCAGACTCTGTATAATTGTGTAAAATAATTTCACTATTATACATCTTAATTACATGCAAAAGTATCTCAATACGTTGAGGATGCATAATTTCGTCTGCATCTATAAATGTAATATAATCCATTTCCGATAAATGTATTGCTGCTATATTTCTATTTTGAGCAGCATTTTTGTTTTCTTTTGTTGTTATTATTTGTAAGGGGAACGAATACGATTTGGAAACTTCAAAATTAATTGATGAACAGCTAACAACTACTTGAGAAGGCAAAATTGTTTGACTATCGATTGAATCTAACAATTCAATCAATTTATTCAACTGTCCATAAAAACATGGGATAGCAACTCCTAATTTCATATGATAACAATTTATTTTAATCTGATTTACTCTTCCGTCGTAAAAGAGGGTGGGTCTAATTCAGATAAAGGCATGGTTCCCTTCTTTTTAGCAATTTTAATGTTGTTTTGCTTTTCAAGTACTTCGCATCGTTGAGATAAAGCAACAACTGTTTTATTTAGATTTCGCACCAATTCCAACATGGCATTGTATTTTGAGTCAGCATCATTTTCTGTAAAAGTGTTATCATGTTCGCCTATCTTCTCTTCCAATGCCTTAAATTGTTTTAAACACTTCTGTTCGTGTTCGACTAAACGAGTTGCAACCACTTGTACTGCTTTAGATGTAGGAATCAAAACAGCCTCGAGTTTTTCAGTTGGTTTAGGTTGTTTAGACATAAATACATAAAGTATTAAAACTATCAAGTATTAACGAATAAATTTTCTATCGCCAATGCATGGAAGAATCACCTACTTTTATTTCTCATGTATTTAATTTTGAACAAGATAGTCGAAATGAAATGATGAATATTATGCAATACACCGTTTTTGCTATTGTTTTTATTACTTTATTGAACCGGGTCCTTCAAGAATATATTCCTGAAGTAGACAAAACTAAAAAAAATCTTGCCTTGTTTATAGAAATTATCATACAATGCATCCTTTTGTTTCTCGGTATTTTATTTATTCATCGTATCATCACTTTTATTCCTACATTTAGTGGAATCAAATATGCAGATCAAAACATCATTACTGTAATTTTACCAACTCTTATTCTTTTATTAAGCACATCCAGTTTAGGTGAAAAGGTAACTATGATAGCCGATAGACTTTCGGGGGATGTGCCTAAAACAGCCCCCAAAGTACCCGTTACCATGCCTCCTCCCATCGCTCCAACCAATAGTCCTGAACCGGATTTTAACTCAATGTTTGCAGGACCTACAACTCCCTTAGTGAATGCATCTTCACCTGATTCCTTTGAACCGATGCCATCTAATTTTGGAGGAAGTGTATTCTAAAAATATTATTCTATGTTATGAATGAAGACGTAAAATATCTAATTGGTCTGTTTGTCTTATCCATTGTATTGAATTTACCATTACTTATTTTTTTTAATAAGATATCATTGGCACTAACAGATTTTTTTTCAGTTGATGAAAACCACAATTCGATTGGAAATGTCTTGTTTTTTTTCATGCTACTCTTAAATTATCCTTTGCTTGCAAAATTAACTCATGAAAAAATTTACATTATCTTATATATCCTTTTCAGTTTATTCATAAGAATTATAAATCAATTTGTGCCTTATTCTTTTATCACAACCGTGTATAAACCTCAATATTTATTTTTTGTTACCTTTATCTTATTCGGGTCACTCCTTCTTGTCTATTCTTTTATAAAACCGTTGTTGATTGTGTTATTAGCAATTGCATTTGAAAATGAAGTATTATCTTTCATGTACTATAAAGATACTGCCATATTTATGGCTTACTTTATCTGTTATTTTATTAGCTATGGTTTAACATGGAAACTTATGTCCGTCTTCACCATCTTTAATACAATTAAAAATGTAATTATATATGTATTAGGGTTAGTTATTGGTCCTGTTATATTGGTGGCAACATTGATTTTAAGTAAGTTAGGTGTCATAATAGAATCAAGTGTACATAACGCTTATTACATATCTATTATGATGTTGATTGTTATGATGGCCCTATGTCATTTATATATTCGAAGAATTGAAAAATATTCGTATGGTGGTAACTTACTTGTACATAACCCCATTGATTTAGATAAAGTATCATCGTATAAGATTCATGTAGATTATACGTACACTCTCTCGTATTGGTTTTACATCCATCCAACACCTCCAAGTTATTTACCGTCTTCCACAGAAGATACGCCTATTATAACACATGGTACCGTAGGCGTTACGTATAATGGTTTGAAAAACAATCTAAAGGTAAACTTAGACGATACTACCATATTTGAGGTGTTTCCTACCTTGATTGATTCATCACTACACACACCTGTTCCTCTACAAAAATGGAATCACATGGCCATCATGTACAATAACGGTATTATGGATATATTTCTCAATGGAAAGTTACAAACGTCTACTTCATGGTCACCTGAAAAGTTGCCAGAGGAATTGATTCTTGGCGCAACCAACGGAATTTATGGAAGTATTTGTAATGTCTTGTATTATAACAAAAAAATATCAGTTCCGTTAGTGCAATCTTTATATTACGATTTTAAAGATAAAACTCCTCCTACCTTATAAGGCATTCCGTTTATCCTTTCTAATTTAGCGTATCGTTTGTCGTACTCATGTAAATTTTTTTTGTAAAGTGCAATATCAGATTTTAATTTTTGAATTGATTCCTCGTTTCCAGATTGAATTGCATAATACAACTGTTCTCTTAATTTGGCAAATTCTGTTTTTATATGAAGAACTTCTGTTTCGATTCGTTTCATTTCATCTTTGATTTGTTTTTTTTTTACGGCAATAGGAATAGGGTTTACTTGAGGGCTTTGAACCGGAAATACAGGATTTTCATAAAGCGGTTCATCTAAAAAATCTTTATAGTCAGGGTTGTTCAATACATAATCTTGACTTTTATACACGGGAGTCACTTCTAAATTTGTATCTTTGTGATAACAGGCATACGGCTTTTGACCCCGTCTAGCAACACCTTTATACGTTCCTTTTTTACATCGTTTTGAAGGTGCTTTTCGTGATTTAATTTGTTTATAAGGACGAATAACTTCTTCATATGGATAATCTTTGTTATAGCATAAATGATCAGACGGTGGTTTTCCTTTTCTAGACCCTGGCGGACATCGTTTCCACATATATATATATTATATTAAAATGTTGATATTTTGTTTTAATAATTCATCTTAATAAAACAAAAATATATTAGAATACATATAATATAATTTTAATAATTTATAAAATTATATTATATGTCAATCACAAATTTTTTGAATAATAGAGGATTTTATCATTTTGAAGGATATAGTCAAGAAATTCCACAACAAATAGCCGATTTAATAACTTTAACAAATAAACCTAATATAAATGTCGTGGAAATTGGATTTAATGCAGGACATTCTGCAGAAATATTTCTACAAAATAATAATGGATTGATATTAACATCTTTTGATCTAGGAAGTCATGATTATGTTAGCACAGCAAAAGAATATATTGATGATACTTATCCACAAAGACATAATTTAATTTTAGGAGATAGTAGAATAACAATCCCTATTTATTTAGAAAATAACAAACATATTAAATTTGATATTATATTTATTGATGGTGGACATGAATATGAAATAGCAAAATCAGATATGGAAAATTGTTTTCATCTAGCACATAATGATACAATTGTTATACTTGATGATACTATGTTTACAAAAGAGGTTCAATCTTATAATATTGGACCAACTCAAACATGGATAGAATATATACAACAAAATAAAATTGTTGAATTAGGTAGAATAGATTACTGTGATGGTAGAGGTATGTCTTGGGGTAAATATATAAAAACAAATTAATATAACATATTAGTTTTTGATATTGTTCTACGATAACTTTTTCAACGCATTCCGATAAAACTGGCGTTTGCAACATTTTTTTTGAAATTCTTTTCAAAGCGGTTAATAAAAAATGTTTACGGCGTTTTATAAATTGGTTCTATAAATTTTAAATATACTTTAATAATATGGCAGCAGAAGACCGACCTCATCCTCGACTAACACGTCATGCGAACTTACCCATAACCGTACGCACCGAACTCAGCGTTACAGGGTTAGACATGTTTATATTTGGTCGTTATCAAAATCCTGTGGCACGATATCAACCTATACGTGAATGGATGAATAGTGCTGATTGGGATGTTTTTACAGCCAGATTTTGTAGCGTAAACTACCCTAATTGGGATAATTTAACCGGTATTCAAAAAAGAGAAATTGCAAACAGATCTCCTTATAGAGTTATTATGTTAAATGTTAGATTTAATGATGATGGAACATTAAGCTATAATTATGTAAAAACAAAGGTTGGAGAACCATTATTTGATATAGAAACATTGCGTACATGTGAGGTAGACAGTGCTACTGGTTGTGCATTTGGTTTACCTGATAATATACGAGAGCAGTTGGTGCAGAATGCTTTGGCCAATTTAGTGTTTGCTGGTAATACAGACAAACGACGAGTTATTATTGATTTATATCCAGATAGACCAATTAGTACAATTCATAAGTTTCATAAAGATTCAAATGACTTAATGGGCGCAAGTGAAAATTTAGAATATGTATCGTTAATGTTTCTTTGTCCAGAAGAGAACGTAACCAGAGGAACTGTACTTTCTACTGGTCCACTGAATCCACTCGGTAGGAATGATCGTAGAGAAACTATTTCATTATTGTGTAGAGCAGGAACAACACTTATGTTTAGAGATCAGTCTTATACCCAAGCGGGAACGACAATTCCTTCAATGATACATGCAACTCCTCAACCGACACCTATTATGGCTAATATGTTGGCTCAACAAAATAACATAGATTTTGTTTTTGTACCAGTTGCATCAGTTGCACAACCAATTGATTTTCGTGATGATATGCCAAGATTATTTGTGAGAGTTCATACATGTCTTGCACCAAGGATAGATGTTGATTTCATTGATAATGGTGATGGTCATCCGATACCTATTCATACGATACCTATTCCTCCCACGCCAGCAATGCCTCCTCTGCTTACAATGCTGGTTGATGATGATGATGCAATAATTCTAGCTATGCGACATCTTAGAGGAGAAGGATTTACTGCAGGAAAAAGAAGTAAATCTAAAAGAAGTAAATCTAAAACAAGTAAATCTAAAACAAGTAAATCTAAAAGTGAAAATATCAAAGACGTTCACTTTTATTGTAAAAAGGAAAACTATTCGTCTTTTTGTAAAAGTTTAACTGGTAGTTCAATTAGTTTTTAATCTACAAAAAATAAACTTATGCCAACACATTCCACTTAAAAATGTAGATATTCTGTTTCAATATGGTAGATTTGATTTTGATAGATAAAACGGTGTTTGCCTTTATATTCATGAATAAACTGCATCATTTTTGCGTTTTCCTTTACGTCTTTAAAAGTTATATACGTAAACTGTTCTTCCACGATAACTTTCTCAACGCATTCCATTTCAAAATAATTCTCAAGTGCATCTTTGACATGAACTGAATTGGACGATAAAACTGGCGTTAGCAACATGGTTTAACAGTCCATTCAAAAGAGATTTCAATTTTTTATGAAATTCTTTTGAATACAAATGATACAATCAAATATTACAATATTCAGGCATTGATTACCCTGGTTACATACCAAGACCCCCTTCTAAGACAAAAACATGCAAATTTTGTTAGGAGAAAACAGTATCTAAGTTGAATTACGATAAATAAGTGAATTATAAATCTATTGTTTTTACAAATGGGTAATTCTATTCAACGCATTAATTTTGAAGATATTCAGTACGCTCAAAAGCATGATTTACTCATTATAAATACGTTGCCTTCTTCTGAACAAGAATTGTTGATTGCAAAAACGGTGTCGTGGCAACAAGAAATTCATGCAGTGGAACATGCTATCCGAGATAAAAAAAATATTTTTGTTTATGGAAGACATAGTAACGACGAAACCATTTATATTAAATACAAACAAATTCAAAAATTAGGCGGAAAAGTGTATTTATATACGGGTGGATTATTTGAATGGTTACTGTTGCAGGATATTTACGGCGCATCTGAGTTTGCAACTACGGCTACCATGAAAATAGTTGATGTATTAAAATATAAACCCCCTACCCTATTAAATACAAAATATCTTACTTATTCATGGCAGGAGGATTGTTGAATTTAGTGTCAAATGGTTCGCAAAATATCATCATGTATGGAAATCCTCAAAAAACGTACTGGTCAAGTGCCTACAAACAGATTACAAATTTTGGACTTCAAAATTTTAGGTTGGACTATGATGGCTTACGAGAATTGCAACTGAATACAGACACCATCTATAACTTTAAAGTAAAACGATACGCTGAATTGTTAAAAGATACTTTTTTAGTTATCAATTTGCCTGATATTTATAGTCCGTTGTATCAAAGTGAAATTCCTTACGAATTTAAATGGATTAAAAATATTGGAGCCATGATGATTCGCTCTATACGATTTACAATTGGTGGAAGTTTAATTCAACATATCACGGGACATGATATTGTTGCGTTAGCTAATCGTGATTTAACTTCTACGGAAAAGGCAAAATGGGATGATATGACTGGAAATGTACCTGAATTGTACAATCCATCTTCGTATCATAATAATTTGTATCCCAATGCAGTGTATCAATCTACAAGCACGTATCTGACCAATGGTTCAGAACCATCCATTCGTGGAAGACAATTACGAGTTCCATTACCCATATGGTGGGCCTTGAACGCTCAACAAGCATTTCCCTTGGTATGTTTGCAATACAATGAACTTCATATTGAAGTAACGTTACGACCCATTCATGATTTATTTCAAATGTGTGATGTTACAGGAATACAACCTACTTCCGTTATTGCACCTGTATTTACAAATCCAGCTCATCAATTTTACTTATTTTTACAATCTCCACCTGAAACCTTATCCAAATATTCCAAGATTACCTCGTGGAACGAAGAAACTCATTTATCATGTACCTATTGTTTTTTATCTGAAGAAGAAGCGTATTTATTTGCATCCAAAGAACAAAGATATTTAATTCGTGAAATCTACAATTCATGGTATTACGATGTTTCAGTAACGGATAAAATATGGTTGCAAAACTCGACTGATTTAGTCTTAAATTGGATGCTTTTATTTCAACGGTCGGATATAACAAATCGCAACGAATGGAGTAATTTCACCAATTGGCCGTACGATTATTTGCCCGTTGACGTATCCGCCTACACTACACCAAATGGAGATGAAATCTATATACAACCTTCTTATGCTGTAGAAAATCAAAAAGACATTTTATTAACCATGGGAATTAGTTTGGACGGAATGACACGGGAAGAAATGAGACCTGCATCGGTTTATAAATATGAACAGCAATATTTAACAAGTCGTGGTGGTGGATATTTGAATTTAAGTGGGCTGTACACTTATAATTTTTGTTTAAAAACAGACCCCTTCTCTTTGCAACCTTCAGGTGCCATGAATTTGTCTAAATATTCTAACATAGAACTTGAATTTGTTACCATTACGCCTACGTTAAATTCAAATGCCTTATATTATTCTATCTGTAATCCTCTTACAGGAGAATCGGTTGGAGTCAATAAACAGACCAATATTTACAATTACACATTTAATCTTCTTGTCATTGAAGAAAGGTATAATGTGTTAACCTTTATAGGAGGTAATGCGGGACTTATGAACGCTAGGTAGTACGATTACATTTTGAATTCTTACACTCGGCTATTCACCAATTCAGATTCAAACATATTGACTTTAAAATGTAAGTTTATAGCATCATCAGACGATTTTTATATTTCATCTGTAAGAAATAGAAGTCATGATTTAATCTTATTGAATCACTTAAAACGTCATATTACACCGATTGATGCCGTGATAGGTCAAACCGTCTATGACGAACAATTTGGCACACCTGAACGTTCCAATGATTATCCAAATTCCATTCAAACCGTAACCGATGCTTGTATGGCATTTAAAGAAGTGATTGAACAACCTTACATTAAATCTAGAAATGATACAAATCATGCTGGTAGTAGCATGAATGATACCATTTCTCTTCATTTTCGTATCGGAGATTATACCAAGTTACAATTGCATCATAATATTTTGAAAGACGACTACTACATTCAGGCCATTCGTGAAATTATTAAACGAACAAAAAAACAAGATTGGAACATTATTTACTTTTGTGAAGAAAAAGATAATCTTCCAGTGAATCAGCGATTGTACAAAATCAAAAAAACGTTTCCGGATTTAAAATTTCATAAAGCAGATGATACGATGGAAGACTGGGAACAATTAATGTTGATGAGTTGTTCGAATCATCACATCATTGCTAATAGTGCGTTTAGTTGGTGGGGAGCGTATTTCAATTCAAGTCCAGATAAAATAGTAGTGTAGTCACTCGGCGTCCCGGTGTCCAAAAAAATCACGTAAAACATCGAAGCGACGATGTTTCAATCAAGATGACAATGAAGTTCTTCGTCCAGGACAACGCCCCATTTACAAAACATCAAGGTACATGTTGAATAACATTCAAGAGTAGGCACGGCATGAAAGGGTTCGTCCTAATGAATTAACTGCTAATTTACACTTTCAATATAAACAGGACTCGCCACAGTTTGTAGATTCATTTATGATTACTTTCAATTTGGACGTCATCCAGATGAATATTATCAAGGCAGAAATGATTTATATTTAGCAGAATTGCAAGACTATTTCAATACATATTATAGACAACATGATTGAAACCAAGAGCATTAACACGAGAAGAAAAAAAAATGTTTTCTATGGAAAGACGTATTTTTATGGTGGAATACAGTCCAGAAAGTATATAAAATTGAATACATCTATACGCATGAAAATGGTATCCACCGATTGGCAACTTAATTGACACCATAAGTTATAAAAAGGGTAACCTTTTTTATTTTAATGTGTTGCTCTTACGGATTTACAGTAAACATTTTTCTATCTTTAATATATGACAAAACATAATCGTATAGCACGTTCTTATACAAAAAAAAATCATAAAACTTACAAAAAACCCTATAGCAGAATGAGTAAAACAAGTAAATATATAAAACGAAAAACCCCATATATAAGACAAAAAACTATAAAATCAAAATCTATGTCGCCTGAAAGAATTTCACCTGAAATGCCTGAAAGAATTTCACCTGAAATGCCTGAAAGATTTTCACCTGAAATGCCTGAAAGATTTTCACCTGAAATGCCTGAAAGAATTTTACCTGAAATGCCTGAAAGATTTTCTCCTGAAATGGATGAAGATATGTCTGACATTATGTCCAACATAGAATTTTTAAATCAAGTTAAATTTGACCACACGATACCTCCACAAACATTAGCTATTGGTATTTTTACGCATGGTTATATTATAGGCGAATTATGTGATGAAAATGGGTGCACCGCTAAACAAAATAAAAATTACCCTGAAGGGGTTTCTGTGAGAGTAAAACATGATGGACCCTATGGGGCTGTATGTGGTTATACTTTTAACGAGACAGACGCCTTGGACAAGACAAAAAAGGCATTAACTCATTTAGATGAATGTATTGACAGAGCTACGTTTGCAGAAAGAATTGCAGAATTGGAATCAGATAAACCTATTATACTTTTGGATAATGCATGCGAATTGGTTGAAGGTACAACTCAGTTTGCTGAAAAGGAATTTATTGCTGATTCACATTATCCTCAAATGTACATAATGATTCAATTACCAGGTGAAAAAGAACGATATGTTAGTTTGATAGACGGCGATTTCAAATTATTGTATGATTTTTTTAAGACAACACGGCTTGATGGTGATGATGATGACACCTTTTTGCTTCAACTTCAATTACACTCATTAATTTCGAGATTCCTCAGTGATAGAAGTACGAGTATGTGTACAACAACTTTATTTTTTATAATCTCGATAGCTCATAAATTTTTAAATGTTACCACAGTAAATATTCTAGATAAATCGTGTAATCCAGTTTCAGCACCTGAAGGTTACATAGGAGACACATTTAGAGGTTTTATACTGTCTAAAGATGTAAAACGACCCCCCGGTACTGGATTTGGTGGTAAGTTAAGATAATCTTTAAATTTAGTATATTCTTGTAAATCTGCAAACGAAATCGATAAGAAAAAAGAACTAAAATTGGTGATTTACATGTATACAGTAATCAAACACCTATGGAATTTACGCAATAATATATTTATTGAAATAATCTTTACTAACACACTTTTTATTGTGTAATTTTGTATAATTCTCGTAAAAAGAATACGTGTCTTCTTCATTACAAATATTCATCGCCATATCAATATCAACATGCTTATTCCAAAGCGAACATCTGTAATATAAAATACTGGAGCCCTCAATCATAACCAATGGATACTCGGTCGATATAACTTCTTTCATGGATTCAAGCAATAAAGTGGTCTTTTCTTGTTTTTGAAAGAGGTGAAGGATTTCTTGTAACTCGTACGAATACTCTTCATCTGGAAACATGTAGGTATCCCAAAAGTTTTTAAACTTGATTAAATTAGTATCCATCGTAGTGGTTATGTTACATACGTCTCCTTCACACACTCCAATTTGTTGTAAAATAGATTTAAAATTTTGTTGATTGATAACAAAGGGAAGATACTTACTTCGCAAAAACGATTTCCATAAAAAATAAATGTCTTTGTAACTCATGGTTCCGCCTGATACCGTATAGTCAGATAAAAAATGAGCAACAAGTGATTCTGAGGTATTGTCTTTGAGTATCATCACTTGATTTATTTTTTTTTGTTTCACAAAACCATCCGAATTACCGTATCTGACAGAATAAGTAATGGCCGCAATAATAATGTCCAAAGGTGCAATGTTTGTGTATTCTTTGCATTTTCCTGGAATGACACGACACAACTCATACGTATGGTCATAATATTTATGTTTAAACACGTCAAGTGATTTATGAAGTAACAAACAAAAGGACTGATGTAAAAATTTTAAAAATGGTTTATACGATACATCAATGTAATATATAAGATCTGGTTTTCCTAATAAAACATCACCTAAAATGGTTAATACATAAGACGCAATGTCCGATGTAAATGGCAGTTCGTTACGAACTAATTTTGAAGTATAAACATTGGATACTTGCAACAATAGATTGTCTTTGATGCGTCTCAACATGGTAGAAAGGAGTTTAGCTTTGGACGACAATAACGATTTATCCAACAATGAACAAATTAAATGTATGATGGTATCTTCATTGGTGATGGTGTATTTGTCAGTATATTCCACATAGACTTCTGTTTGAGGAATATAATAAAAAGTATAACGTGTAAAAAAAATAGAAATAAACTCTTCTCGTTTCGCATACACAAGTTGTTTTTTTTGTTGCTTTTTATGATACTCTTCTTCCAATGTTTTCATTTGTTCTGGAAGATGCAGTATGTAATCTTCCAGTTTTTGACGCATATATTCATGATTTTTATACTTGTCTCGTAATTCATCCATTATGTTCATTAATTACTTTTAATGAGGTTAGTTTTAAATTGATTTATGAAATACGTTTGGTAAGAATGTCAGCCGATACACAGTACAGAGAGTTCTCCGTCATGATAATGTATTCCGTCTCCACTTTAAAAATCTTGGCAATGGGACTGGTATACTCTTGTTCATTCTTGACCAACAACTTTTCTTCATTCTCACGCACACCAATCACAACTTCTTTCAATAAAGATTTAGCCCAGTAATCTAGCAAGATGGGTTTATCGTGTTCCAACGACAACTTCATCAAATGTTTTATAGTAGTATCGGAAGGCAACTTACTCATAAATAATATCTTTCTATAATGCTTTAAATCCTTATTTTAAAAGAATATATTTTTTAATTTTTCGTAGAGGCGTTGTTTTTTTACTATGAATGCAATTCATATCTACAATAAAGCTGTATTCTTCGTACAAAATTCCCACTAAATAATGATAGATTTCTCGAATGTTGCTTTCCGAGCATTTACCAACAATCAAAATACTTCCCGTTCTAAAAATCATAAACGAAATGGCAATGGATGCAGGTGTCGTTTTTACGCCATTGTCATAATAGATTTTACATTGAATGCCTGGATAGGAACACGCATCATAAACTGCCGAAATGTTATATTTGGAAATCAAGATTTGATACAAGCTTGCCCGATTGATGAAATAACCGCAATTAAAATTTGAATTTATCAATACAGTTTCTTCACAACTTTTATTGTACAGAATTGTTGGATAATAAGGTTGCAAGACTTTCAATAACGCATCAATGATAATAGGTATATGCTCCAAATTTTGAACACCGGGAATCTCTATTTTACCAGTATTGAAAATCTTTACGTGAAATTCTTTAAATATTCCAATGAACACTCGAAGAATCAATACAAAGCAATTGTAAAAGGCCCCCTTTGGTTTTACGTGATACGACAAGATATCCTTTTTTGATATTCCAATAGTTACTTTACGCACATCTTTGAATTTAATAACACCCTTGAAATTGTCAATGTGTTGCAAAATAGTACTATACCCATACTTGTACAATTGTATTTGAGCTTCAATCTCTTCTAATTCAGCCAAAGTTGAACTATTAAATTTCATTTGTTTTTTGATGACACCCACTTGGGGTTCAAAGTAAGACAAAATCGGAACGCTCCAAAAGGTAGTTTTTAAGTCAATGGGTTGATTTAAAAACGAAATGATTGTATTTGTCGATATATAGATGGGTGTGGATAATGGTGTTGGACCTATATAAGTAGGAGCAGACAAAGATGTATAGTCAGTGTCTTTTAGAAAGAAACTCCACTCCTCGTTCAAGTCCATTGATTAAACACCTATAACGTTCTTTAAATCAATTTAATAACAAATAATATGTACGGAATCATAATAGTTGTGGTTGTGTGAAAGACTAACTCCAAGGAAGAAAGCTGAATGTCTTTATGCAGAGCTAAATAATAGACATACTCTTTTAATAGATGCTTGGGGTCCATGTTGTGTCTAACACTCAACTCGTTTAAATAGTCAATCGAGTCAGAAACCGATAATGTATACATGGTTTCCCATACAGAGGATTGAATGGGTAAGGATGGTTGATACTGATTGGTCTGTAAGTAATTAATCATACTTCGTATGTCGGAACCATACATTTTCTGAATTCCTTCCAGCTGGGTTCTTGTATAAGGTATATTTTCCTTCTGTACAATGGTTTCTAAAAAAAATAAAATGTCAGGTATAGGCAACGAATTAAACTTTACTTTAATGAATAACGTTTGTAACGTATCTTCGATTTTACTAATATAATTACAAATCAAACAAAAAGAAACCGTCACTGGAGTATGCAACAAATAACTTAGTGCTTGTTGTGCTGATTTAGTCATGGAATCCACTTCATCCAAAATAACAAATTTTTTACCTTTACTGAAAAAAGGTTTAGTATGAACAAACGAATAGATTTGCGAACGAATCGTATCAATACCACGTTCGTCGGATGCATTCAAATGAATGATTAAACTAGAATCAACTCCTTGTTTTTCCTGATACGATTGAATTAAATTTAAAATGGTGGTTGTTTTACCGGTTCCAGGTGGCCCGTAAAATAGTAAATTTGGAATATAATCTTGTTCCAACATTTTATGAAAAAATAATTTGTTGGTTTCTTCCAATACAATGGTATCAAAAGAAGAAGGCCTATATTTTTCAACCCATGGTTCCATATAAGGTTAAGTGAATTTCTTATTAAATTGAAATACAAATAAATGTAAATTTATTTTATTTATTTAACATATGTCTGCAAAAGCAAAAACAAATTGTAGTCCAGGTGCTGCTGGTTCAATGAAATCCAATGTCAATATAAATTTGAATACAGCTGGTGGTAATAAAAAACAAGGCATTACTTCTCGTGTAACTACAGATACATGGACCAATAATGGTATTCAATCTAGTTCAAACGGAATTAATAGAAATGTAATTTTTACACAGAATCAATTAGGCGGTGTTGGAGTTAGTCGTAGTATGTTTAAAAATGCAGATGGGTCTGCAAATATAGCCCCTTATGTTTATGGTAAAAATAAAAGTGATAAAGAATATCTTGAATTTCCAAACGCCCAAGGGTTTGAATCGTTTCCTCAGGGATTATCTGCATCCAATATGACAACATCAGGTATGACAGTTGGAAATTTAAATTTAGGTGGACTGCTTAAATTAAATAGTAGTTCAGGGACTTCAGGACAATACTTAGCATCACAGGGAACGTCAGCGCCTATTTGGGCAACTTTACCCGAATCCGCATCCGGATGGGTTGGAACTGCTGCGAGTGACTTAACTATGGGAACATATAATTTAAATTTAGGTGGACTGCTTAAATTAAATAGTAGTTCAGGGACTTCAGGACAATACTTAGCATCACAGGGAACGTCAGCGCCTATTTGGGCAACTTTACCCGAATCCGCATCCGGATGGGTTG